GGCTGGTGCTCCTCGGGCTTGAGCGCGAAGGAGTACGAGTACACACCGGGCACGGGGGAGCCAGTGTGGTGCTGGAAGGGTTGGACGGAGTTGAAGTACTTGCCGGACTGCTCCTTGAAGCGGTCCTGACCGTTGAGCACAAGCTTGAAGGTGTCGACGGGGCCGGTAGCCTCCTCAGTCCAGACAGAAGTCGTGCCGTCGGCGGCCTTGTCCTGCACAAGCAGGGGAGCGCCAGAGAGGGCGGTGGGGATAGCGGTGGCGGTGGACACCGCGAGCTGAGAGCCAACGTCGGTGGTCACGACCTCATCGGTGGAGGTAAAGTTCCAAAGGTTGGCACGAGACACGGAACCACGGTCGGCGCAGAAGACGAGCTCCTTGACGGGGTGGTTGTAGGAGAGACGGATCTGCTTGGTCTGACCAGCGACAGCCATGGCATCGGTGCCGGTGTGCTGGACCTGCTCGATGAGGTACTCGTGACCCTTCTGGGCGAAGCGGCGACGCTCCTCGGTGTCGAGGTAGATGTAGTTGGCGTACACCTTGAAGGTGGAGCCGTCGGTGTACTGGTCGAACTCGGCGGAGAGGTCGAAGTCGAGACGAACCTCGTGGTACTGCAGCGCGATGAGCGGCAGAGCGAGACCCGGGTTACGGTTGAAGAAGAAAATCAGAGGAAGGAACATCTGACCGGCGTCAACCGCGGGGGTGGTCATCTTACCCCAAGTGGCCTTCTTGGACTCATCGAGGTAAAGCTCGGAGTACAGACGCCACCAGCGCTGGTAGTGCTTGTCGATGCGCTGACCACCAATGGAAAGCTCAACATCCTTGATAGCACGCTCGGCGGCCCAGCAGTCATCATCGACATCACCAGAAGTCTTGATAACCGTGCCCTTAGCCTTGAGCTCGACGTACATGTCGGAAACGAGATCACCGTTACGGGCGATCGTCACGGAAACGCGGCCGGAGTCAGAGGCAGTACCGTTCACGGTCTGCTCGATGTTCTCCATAGCGAAGTTAGTGTGGCGCTTGTAAACCGCCTGGAAGAAAGTAACCTTGGGGTTACCAGTGAGGTAGACATCCTGAGCACCATAGGCAACGAGCTGCATTAAACCGCCCGCCATTTTGAAAGTTGTTGTACTATAAGCAGAGAAAATAATTTTGGGTAAAGTGCGAAATTTCGCACTCGATTTTTCCTGAATCTACCATAAATGTCTACACATCCTGAGACGATCAAGTCCGAGACTGAGACCGAATCGGAATCCGATTCCGAAATTTTGCCCGACCAGGAGGTCGAGGGGGTCGACCTCACCGAGTACGATCCCGAAGACTTTCCCGAAGATGATGACGATTTCTCCCCTATGGAAAATTTACTCGGTCAGACCCTCACAACCCCCGATGGTGATACCGTCTGTACAGCTCTAGTCTACATTGGACAGCAGATGGAAATTCAGAACAAAATTTTGATCAAACTTCTCAACACCCTTCAGAAGAAAAATGAGGCTTAGAAAAATGAATCCTAATATTATAAATGCAGGGTCCGATACATTCCATTGACGACACATGCAATTTTCATGATCATAATAGCACTTTCTGGACTGAGAATATTATGAATATGGATATAGATCAGCTGATGAAAATTATTATTCAGCCTTCCGAGAAGAAACTGAGAATCAACGACAAGCTTACCGCAGCCGAGTCTCTTCATATAGGTTTTGACCTATTTTTCGACCCTTCACAACCTAAGGATAAGGGTCTTCCCACATCTATCGATATTGGTGAAGTCGAACGTGTTCGTACTTTCATGATCGAACGTCTTTGCGATGCATATCATCGCGCACGTACTCTCGAAAAAGATACCGAGTGTGACTTCGACGATGACGACATCAAAGAAGTTACCCTGGCGACTCGGATTAACCGAATGATCGATCGTGTACAGGACGCTTGGAGACTTACGTTTAGCGTTTTCCGTATCCACGACTTCTCTAACAATCCTAATGCCGTTCCGGTAGACCCGGAATCTGACCCGTCTATTTTCAGAGCGTCAACGATTAAGGACGTCCAAGAGTTGAAGCCTTTCCAGCAGGCGATGTTACAGGTACTTAAAGATCTATACGATCGACAGATTAAGAGATACAAAGATCATTGTTGTAGAGAAATCAAAACAAAAGATGGTGCAAGCACTCGAGCATGGGAAGTTTTTGAAAGTATTCAAGATTACGTGTATTCAGTTGGCAAAAAGGAGCAGTTTTACGACTTATGGAAAAATATGACTATGAGTCCTTCTACACATAGTGATCTTATTCGTCACCTTTCTAAAACGAAGGATATGCAGTTTCCGGAGATTAAAAAGCATCGTCAGGTTTGGTCGTTTACAAACGGTATCTTCATTGGCAAGGAACTCGTACCTGACAAATCTACGGAAGAAGAGAAATTTTACAGGGCCGTTTTTTACCCGTACTCATCCAAAGAATTTAAGACACTCGATCGAACTATTGTCAGTTGTAAATACTTCAACCAGGAGTTTAACAACTACAATGACGTTGACTGGAGGGACATTCCCACACCTAACTTTGATAGAATCCTCACATATCAAAAGTTCGATAAGGATGTGATCGAGTGGATGTATATCTTGTGTGGGCGTTTGTGTTTCGATGTGAACGAGATTGATAAGTGGCAGTGTATTCCATTCCTTAAGGGTGTGGCTCAGTCTGGTAAATCTACCATCATTACGAAGGTGTGTCGTAAGTTCTATACACCCGATGATGTGCGAACACTCTCGAACAATGTTGAGAGGAAATTTGGTCTGTCATCCATTTACGATTCGTACATGTTTATCGCGCCAGAGATAAAGGGTGATTTGGCACTTGAACAGGCAGAGTTTCAGTCTGTCGTTTCTGGTGAAGACGTTTCTATCGCTGTGAAGCATGAGAAGGCCAAGACGTTCGTGTGGAAGTCACCGGGTATTCTGGGTGGTAATGAGATTCCTGGATGGAGAGATAATTCCGGTAGCGTTTTGCGACGTCTCATTACGGTTGATTTTAGGAAGAAAGTTAAGGAAGCCGATCCTACACTGGAAGATCGACTCGAAGAGGAACTTCCGAACATTCTGCAAAAGTGTGTGCGTGCGTATCTCGAGAAGGCACAAGCGCATAAGAACGACGCCATTTGGAACATTCTCCCTCCATACTTCGAAAAGGTGAAGACACAGGTCGCAGCGTCTGTGAGTCCCTTATTGAGTTTCATGGAGTCGCCCCATATCGAATATGGCGAAGACAAGAAGTGCCCACTGTCTTTCTTCAAGGACGAGTTTGCCGCATACTGTATAAAGGAAGGTAAATCGAGAACGATCAACTCCGACATTTGGGCCGGCCCCTTCGGGGAGCGTGGTATTAGTGTAGAAAAATTGGGTGATAGTGATTCTACGGAGTATACGAGATGTGGTATCACACAGCAACAACCTAAAAAGGGTACAGAACATAGGAACTCTATGTGGGTTATCGGTCTCGATGTGGTTAACGTAACCCCACAAGAAGTAGCACCACAGCAGCAGGTGTATACAGAGTCTTCAATCTCTACACAGACGATGGTCGATACTGATGGACAAGAATTAGACGATTAAAATGTTTACTTAATATATGGGTTTATTCAACGAGTTTGAAAAAAATAATAATTCGTCGCCTACCACCCAAAACCTGATACGGCAGGCACCTTATCTCACAAACCGCGAAAAAAACAGTCTACACGCCAATGCGACTCGACTGAAGCAAAACAATATACAAGCACGAATACAGAGAATGGTCGGTAACAAGTTAAAGGCTGCCAATCTCTCGAACATGAAGATATCACCTCTTCAATTGGGCGTCTTTAATGGTATTGTTAACGTAGATGCCAAAGCTGGTAATTACGCCGTAAACGTCACGGAAATTCTTTATAAAAAGCCTATTAAAAGACGTCCCATCGCAAGTGGTTCTGACTTTGAAATTGAAGTGAGCGCGATTAAACTGTTATACGGTCGTATGCAAATAGGCGCTAAGCACACGTTTACGGTTGCACCCAACAAGAATGCTAAAAATAGACATAAATACTTTGTCGCTCAAATCGACGGCTTCACGTACCTAAGGGGTAAGAAGCAAAAGTTACTCGTGAAGATATACGCCAACGGAAAGATGCAAGTCGCCGGTGGTATCATCGACAACAACTCGAGGCAGCCGGAGATGATCCGTAAGTTTATCGTGGATAACTATGCGTCGAAGTATACGTTTTTATACAACCCCATTCGTTATTATGCACTGGTGGGTACGTTTCAAGTCCAGGGTGCTATTAATCTCACTAAGGTTGCACAGGCTTTCGCCAAGTCTCGTAACGTGAACTACGAGCCCGAGCTTAGACCTGCGCTAAAGATGACGTACTACGGCAACAATTTCCAACTTTTTACTTCTGGTAAGATACAGATTTTAGGTGCTAAGACTGTTAAGAGCTTACACGACGCCTACAACCCTATAGGGTATGATCTCGTGAAAACCATGTGGATTATGGGTATGATAAAACCGAGTGCGAACATGCCCACGGTGGTCGTCAAGAAAACGACTCGTCCGAAGAACAAGGCTGCCACGCTTACCAATAAGAATACCAACATCAAGTATCTTAACGGTCAGAATGCTATAAAGGTGGGTCCTCGTAAGTGTCTCACTGTCGCTCGTCCGAAGCTCGTCGCAGTTGCGGAAAGGATGGGTATTGTTGACATCACGAGTAAGACTACAAAGCCTGCTATTTGCGAAAAGATTAAGGAGCGTGCGTTCGGTACGTTCAAGGTTGGGACCAAACCCTGTCGCGCGTACAAGAAAGATGAACTCGTGCAAATAGCTATAGCTCGAGGTGTTAATGTGGACGACAGTGATACCGTGGATACACTGTGCGAGAAACTCCAAATGCCCAAGGTCACATCTCCTAAAAGGAGAGGTAGAAAACCTAAAGTGGTAACACCCGCTTCGAGGACTGCGAATATCGCGAAGAAGTTAGACAAGCGTCGTCTCACTAATAAGTCTATCAGGGAAGATATCAAGGAATTATACGGTAAGCGCTGGCTGAAGAAGTATAAGAACGTGATGCCCTCTTTAAATTCTGACGTCGCGGATATGAAAAAGGTCATCAACGCTCTTAGTCTCAAAAAGAATAAGAAGAATGGATTACCATTCAAGACCAATGTGAACAAAGTCAAGCGTGACACGGTGCGTACATGGAAGTTCCAGAGGCAGAAACAGTTGAATAACAAATTGAACAATCTCAACAACAACCTTGCCGCCGAGCTCGAGGAAGCGATGAACGTAGTCACACCGTCGCCTAAGAAGAACTCGTCTAAGGGACTCAATCGGTTCCCTAAGGGTACGAAGGTGGAACAATTATAAAGAATAATTGACATATAAGAATATGGACGATAGCAGACAACTCTTTGTTGATCATGTCAAAACATTATATAGACACGACGAGTTTCGCGTAGATGAGGAAAACCCTCGATGGGGTAAACGTATACGCGAAACATTACTCGATAGTATTTTTTATACTATTTGTGCATACATTCGCAAGGAACGAGACGAAGATAAAGACTGGGGAATGGGTACACTAGAACGTGAGTTTCTGTGTTCATGGGAATTTCTAGAAGCGGAAGACGGACAAAAATGGATAGACGAAAATAGGGAAAAACTAGATGATACGTGGCTAGTTATCTACATATTCGATAATATTCCTAGACTAACACCCGGTCCACATCGACGCGCTTTGTTGAACATGCTTAACATCTTATATTTTGAATTATAACTTTATGGGGTTCGGCTATTTGTTTTAAGAGTTTTACGTGATACTCGAAGTCGTATGGTTTAAACTTCTCCTTAATTTCATCGGATAAAACGTACCCCTGGTTTCTCCGTGAAACGCCGGTACATACCGCCATACGAACCAAACGCACAAATTGATCCTCCAACATGATAAACTCCTTCAATTGCTCGGGATGCATACCATCGTATTTCATTTTTTCGTACGTACGCTTCGAAGCGCCTGCGGAAACATGAAAAAACTTGGTTTTATACCCAAGTACACCCACCTCCTCACCCTGATTTTGACTCGCGTTATGTAGTACGATGAATAATGCAACGAGAAGCAAGAACGCTATCATCTGTTAGTACCCAACATATTAAATACATCGTTAATCTTATGGATGACTTTGAATAGGTCATTCTTCGTGTCGCATGAGGTAGCGTCGATCACCTCAAATTCCACCTGGTACGACATGGGGTCTTCTGAATCCATATCATGATTATCACCGGATACGATCGTCATGTCGATAGACACATTCTTACGAATAAAAGAAACGCGCTTCTTGGTCTTCTTCTTGTCCATATCGCGATCGGTGTCTTCGGGGAGCGGGATCTCTTTGGAAATACTGAAACGGATGTCGAAAGGTACGTTTCCCAGATGCTTCAGATCGTGGTTCTTGATTCGATCTTTCTGAACGATAACTTCATCGCCAGTGGCGGAGTCAACGGAAATGCGTACGCCATCGCTGCTGCGGTAAAATACTTCCTCTTCGGATGCGATAATACGATCCCAACCCAGGTACTTAGAAAGGCCTCGCATGATGTGATCGTGGGTAGATTTGCCAATGTTCGTGTCAAACATGGTACCATTGAACTTTCCGAGACGAAACTCTAACTCGATATATTCTTCATCTTTGTATTGGGCAACAAGAGGAAAAACAGTGTCGGTAAGGGAATGAATGTTCATTTTTTACAGTCTTATTTTGTTTGAAATCTTTAAATTACTTAGGTGTGATTAATCAAGCTCTTCGATTTCGGGTCCGGGTCCAGGTCCGGTAGATGTCTTGGGCTCTGTATCAGTCTTCGGTTTGGAAATAATGGGATCAACAAAGTCTCTAAACTCTTTCTGCATGTGTTCAATTTCGTCGAGTTCCGCGGATCTGTTATTATCTATCCATGAGATGGTCTCGGTGACCTTATCTTCAACAGCCTTCTTGTCATCGTCGCTCAGTTGGTCAATCATATTCTTTACACCGAAGACGTTCGCTTCGAATGCGTTAATAGCTTCGACCTTCTTGCGATACTTGTCATCTTCTTCCTTGTATTTCTCGGCATCGTTTACCATACGTTCAATGTCATCCTTGGAGAGACGTCCCTTATCGTTCGTAATCACGATCTTCTCTGACTTTCCGGATGCCTTGTCTTCGGCACTCACGTTAAGAATTCCGTTCGCATCAATGTCGAATGTCACGGTAATTTGTGGGATACCTCGGGGTGCGGGGGTGATACCGTTCAAATCAAACTTTCCTAGAAGGTGGTTATCGACCGCACGCGCGCGTTCACCTTCGTATACCTGAACATGGACCGAAGGTTGGTTATCGGAATACGTGGAAAAAACCTGTTCCTTCTTCGTAG